GTGGAGGAGGAGAAATTCCATCGCCACCACCTCCAGGACCTGAACCTGGTGGAGAAGCAGGTATGACACCTGAGTCAAAATCAAAAGATAATTATAATATTTTACTTGAAAGTGAAAATTTATTATCTGAGGATACATATATTGACCTTTCCAAATTCAAGAATTCTTTGGGTGATATGGAAAAAGAATTAGATAAACTTTTAGGAAACTAATATTTATTAATAAAAATTAAAATGAAATTTGGATTATTAAAATCAAAAATAGAAAACGTGTTACTTGAATCATACAAGAAAAACACGTTTAAAGAGGAAATGAAAATTTTCAAAAAATTAGTTATTGAAAATAAAAACATATCAAAGTTACTTTTTCTTTATGACGAATTAAGTTCTCCAAAAGGATTGGAAGAAAGTATCGCAAGTGAATTTATGTTGGAATCTATTATCAGATATGAAAACCTAATAAATAAAATTGAACCAAAAAAATTAAATGAGTTACAATCTTGGGTTAGTAAAGTAACTTGTGAGAACAAATACAACGATATAGATAATCTTTTTTCTCAAGAAGTTGTTGATTTTGATATTAGACTTAAAAGTAAAAAAACAATTAAAGAAGGATTAAAATCTATCCCAACCACAAAAAAATCTGAAATTAAATTACCGTTATCTACAATGGTAAACGTTGCAAATAGAACGATTTCTAATTACATTGAGACATTAGAAGAATCTGACAAGAAAGAATTAATTAATTTATTATCTTCAGACATCGCGGATTTAGAAAAAGAATTTGAGCAAATAAAAGAAGATGTTGTTAAAAAATTAACAACACTTAAAGAGTCAGTCGAAGATGATGAAACAAAAACAAAAGTTGACGAAACGTTAGAAAAAATTAATTCAGAAAAATTTGACAAACTATCTTATTTCAAACTTAAAAATTTGAAAGAAACACTTTAATCTTTTTTCGAGTTTAATCTTTGAACGTATTTGGCCTTTAAAAGTTGTTTTCTGTTTTTAACAGAAGGTTTCACAAACTCTTTTCTTTCCACCAATTGAGAACTTTGTTTTGTTTTAATAATCTTACTCTTGTACAATTTTAATGCCTTTTCAACAGACATTCCTTTATCAAGTTTAATAATTATCATATTATACAAATATCACAAATATACAAATTTTTTTGACTATGGGGTTATTTATCCTTATTTTTTTTACAAAATAAACTTCAAAAAAATATGGAACGTAATGAAGAAGGGGAAAACCTCAAAAATCACAGGATTTAAGAATGCTAAAGTAACTTATGGAACTGTGGACTCAGTAAATTTAAAATCAATTTATTTAAACATTCAAACTTGGGTAGAACCCATAAAAGACTCAGAAAATTGGCAAAGAGTAGTATTAAATCTCAGTAGAGCTATTAAACATTCAATTTATGAAAAAATAGATAAAGATTATTTTGATGAAAAATTTATTGTAGATTTGGATTTAAGGTCAAGCGGATTGAATCAAGGGAAAAAATCATTTTTAAATTTAGAGATAACTTTGTTTCTAAGGGTAAATGATGAAGATTTCAAATCAAAAAAAATGAAAGACCATCTTAAAAAATTATCCAAATTTATATTCGATGAAAATTTTAGAAATAACGACTATTTCAAATTTTACTTGAGAAAAATTAAAAAACAAAAGGAAACCATTGCATAAACCAAAATTATTTAATATTTATTATAAAAAATACTATAATGAATTTAGAAATAATAAAACCAGGTCAAGTTGGTAAGGGAATTCTTATTGAGGAAGATGCTGGATATATATCCCCAAAGGATGAAAGAAACCTAAACATAATTAAAGAATCAAAAGGAATGTTAGACCATTCTAAACCTTTTGAATTTTATGCGGTACTTCAAAAGTATAACACACCTAACAGAAATGGTAGACTTTATCCTGAACGTATTCTAAAAAGGGAAGCCGAGAATTATAAAAAAATGATTCAAAAAGGAACTTCCCTTTCTGAATTAAATCACCCTGAATCATCTCTAATTGATTTAGATAGAGTTTCTCACATTATCACTGAAGTGTGGTGGGATGGGAATGTTTTAATGGGTAAATTGAAGTTATTAACAACACCAGGTTTTCACGAAAGAGGTATTTGTTCGAGTAAAGGGGATTTAGCGGCAAACTATTTAAGACAAGGAGTTACTCTTGGTATATCTTCTCGTGGTGTTGGTTCACTTAAAAAAGTGGGTGAACAAAACGAAGTACAAGATGATTTTGAATTGATTTGTTTTGATTTAGTATCGTCACCATCCACACCTGGAGCATACCTTTTCTCAACCCCTGAAGAAAGGTCAATGTATGAAGAAAACTTGGAAGAAGAGAAAAAAATGCAAGTTCAAAGACAAGTTGGTGATAGTGGAAACAAATCGCTTGACTTAATGAGAAAATTATCCGATTATTTGGGTAAATAAAATTATACAACATGGATGAAAAATATTTCGTAGCAAAAGTGGCCATTGATATGGTTGATTCAGAATCAGGTAAGATTAAAAAACAAAAAGAAGAAAAACTTGTAAAAGGTTACAGTCCAACTGATGTTGAGGCAAAAGTTACCAAAGTTTTTGAAAGTTATACTCAAGATTGGAGAATAACAGCAATTGTTGAAAGTAAAATTGACGAAGTGATAGAATAAATTAGAAATCAATAATTTAATATAAGGAGACCCAAAAGGTCTCCTTTTTTATTTACATGATATTTATTTCATATGAATATCATTCTTAATGAACAACAATATATTATTTTATTGGAAAGGTCACAACAAAATCCTTTAGCCGCACACATAAGAAAAACATTAAGAGACGTTCATGAACCACTTGGAAATTACGGTTCAATACAAGACCCTGATAAAAATTGTCAAACTAACGAAGGTGTGATTAACGTTTATCCTGTATCCAAATATGTTTCAGGACTTGTCGATGATGAATGGTCTGTTTTGAATTGGTTTGATACCAACAGTAGAGTTAAAAAACAAATCGAAGAATGGTATAAAGACGAAACTAAAAATAATAACCCATCTGATGATGAACTAAAGTCGTGGATAACTAAAAACAAAATAAAGTTATTCAATGGTGAGTGGACTGAAAAATTAGTTGATTTAAATAAAGACACTATCGACAGGGGGATAAAGAATGAAACTCAAGCGATGGATATCCTAAAAGAAAAATTAGGTTCAAATGTTCAAATTAGAAGATTTTGTTCAGGTAGCGTACAAGACACTAGAATGGGTCAAGATTTGGCCGTAAAGATTGGTGATAAAGAAGAATTTTTTGTACAAGTTAAACCTCTTAAAAAAGTTGAAAGTAAATATGACTCCGATGGTGATACCTTCTTTGTTGTATCAAGTCCAAGTTTTGATAATAAAAGATATAAACCTCAAAACGTTGATTTATTCTTTTTTGTTAATAATGAAAATGGAGAATATATAGGGTTTAGAAATAAACCAAATAAAATTTATACACAATACGCAGGACTTGTAAGATTTTATGAACCTTGGGAATTAACTAACATTTCATTTGAACAATCAAAATTGTACAAACCAAGTTCCAAAAAAGTAAGTAAAGTAGAAGATGACATTTTCAAAGTTGGAGAAAGAAGACTTCAAAATTTAGAATTTAGAAGAAAACAAATTGAAAAATTAATTGACGACGAACTTCAAAAATTAAAACAAACTAAGACAAATAACTCCGAAAAATAAAAAAATAATTTCCCAAACACTTGAAAATTAAGATTTTTTAAAGCTTGGATATATTTATTAGATAAAACCAAACAAAAAAAATGGCAAAAAACAAATCTTTAGTAGAAGAAGCAATCATTCAGATGAAAATTCTGGAAGAAACGGTTGCAGAAAACGCAAAAGGAATACTTGCTTCAACAATGAAGGAAGAAATCAGCGAACTAGTAAAAGAATCTCTTTCTGAACAAGAAGAAGACGAGATTGAAACAGATGTTAAAATGTCTATGGGCTCAGAAGAAGACTCTGAAGATGAATCTGAAGAAGATTCAGAAGAAGAATCTGAAATGGGTGGTATGGATATGGATATTGATAACATGGATATGGATATGTCCTCTGATGATGACGTAATTGACCTTTCTGACGAAGATGACGACGAAGTTCTTCGCGTTTTCGAATTAATGGGACCTGATGATAACATCGTTGTAAAAAAAGATGATGCAGGAAACATAAACCTTAAAACTGACGAAAATGAATACATGATTGTTGGTGAAGGTGAAGAAGAAGAGGAAGAAATGTACGAAGAAGAAGAGGAAGAAGAAATGTACGAAATGGACATGACTTCAGACATGTACGAAGAAGAATCTATCGAAGACATCGTTTCAAAAGTATTCGACAAATCAGAAGATGATGAAGAAATGAACGAAGAGGAAGAAGAGGAAGAGGAGAATGAAGAAGTAGTTTATGAAATCGAGTTCGATGAAGAAGAAATGGATGAAGAAGAAATGGAAGAAGAAATGTACGAATCTGACGAAGAAATGGAAGAAGAAGACATGGAAGATTCTATGAACGAATCCAAAATGAAAGTAAAAGCAAAAGGGGTAGGAATGGGTTCACCTAAATTTAAATTTAATCAAAAACCTAACATGAGTGGTGGTTTCAAAACAAAAATGAAAAAAGGAAACGCTACAATGGGAACAGGTAAAGCTAAGTTTGAATACAAAGAAGGTGAAAACATGAAAATGAAAATGAGACCCGTAAAGAAAACAGTTAAAAAAATGGAAACAAAAGAAGCGTCTCGTACTTTAGGTTCAGGTTCGATGTTTAGAAAAGGCGGTTTACCAAAACCAAGAGCTCACTCTAAATTTAACACCGCAATCAAAGAAAGTGAAAATTCGAGAGAATTAGAACTTTTAAGAGAAAAGAACGAAGAGTACAGAAAAGCACTTAACGTTTTCAGAAATAAATTAAACGAAGTTGCGGTATTCAACTCAAACTTAGCTTACGCTACACGTTTGTTCACTGAACACTCTACTTCAAAACAAGAAAAAATCAACATCTTAAGAAGATTTGACGGAGTTGAATCTTTAAAAGAATCGAAAAACTTGTATAAAACAATTAAGGATGAATTGTCTCCATCCTCAACTCAAACAATGAACGAATCAGTTGAACGTGTAATTGAAAAAACACCTTCTACAGGTTCAGTAAATTTAATTGAGTCGAAAACTTATGAAAATCCACAATTCTTAAGAATGAAGGATTTAATGACTAAAATAAAATAATAAAATAAAAAAAAAACAAAAAACCTAAAAAATGGGAGCATTATTAGAATCAGGTCTTGTTGGTAACATCGGTTTAAAACACCTTAAAGTTATCAAAGAAGATACAATCAACAAATGGGATAAATTAGGATTCCTAGAAGGCCTTAAAGGTCACCTAAAAGAGAACGTTGCTCAGTTATATGAAAACCAAGCATCTTTCTTAATCAATGAAGCTACGTCAGATGGTTCATCAGGTTCTTTCGAAACTGTTGTATTCCCTATCGTTAGACGTGTGTTCTCTAAATTATTAGCTAACGACATCGTGTCAGTTCAAGCTATGAACTTACCTATCGGTAAATTATTCTACTTCGTACCAAAAATTCAAGGTTACAGTGGTGGAACTAACACTCAATGGAGTGATGTATCAAGTGGTGACCACTACGCACCTGTAGGTTCTCCTGGTAACTACCCTGGAAATCCAAACGCTGGTTACACAAGTGGTGCTCCTTACGCTAAAAACCTTTACGATTTATTCTACGAAGGAAATGAAGCTGCTTTAGACCCTCCAGGTTTATTTGACTATTCAAAAGGTCGTTGGTCAGCAATTACTGCTAGTACTGAGATTCAAGTATGGTCAAATGGTTCTTTAGCTTCAGCTACAACTGAATACGCTACTGCAACTAACGTACGTAAAATCATCATCAAAATGTGTGGTTTTGCTGATAGCGGAGCAGGTAAATTAATCGGTCCTGATGGTAATGAAATGGATACAGAATCTTTCTTATCTGATTTAATTATCTTCACAGGAGCAGGTTTATCTTCACAAGATGGTAACCCTTGTCCTATCTCTACAGGTCCATTATTGTTCCGTGTGGTAACACAACAATACGGTAAAGGTATCGTTAACTACGGTAATACAACTCAAACTAATTGGCCAGCGGCTTCAGGTAACAATCCTGCAGGTAACGGTGGTTCATTTAAGAACATCTGTGATGCTAACGGTTGTATCTATTTAGAAGTTGACTTATCTTGTCCAGTATGTGCTGACTGTAACGCAACATCTTTAGATGGTTATACAGGAGCTACAATCACTGCTAACACAACAACTTCATTCTACGCTGCTTTCAGACGTTATGAAGAATTAGAATTCGAAGACAAAATTGGTGAGGTTTCTTTCGATTTAGAATCAGTAACTGTTTCTGTAACTGAAAGAAAATTAAGAGCACAATGGTCTCCTGAATTAGCTCAAGACGTTGCGGCATTCCACAACATCGATGCTGAAGCTGAATTAACGGCTTTATTATCTGAACAAGTTGCGGCTGAAATTGACCGTGAAATCTTACGTGACTTACGTAAAGGTGCGGCTTGGAACTTACGTTGGGATTACAACGGATGGAGAAGAATTTCTTCAACAACTTCTTACACTCAGAAAGATTGGAATCAAACATTGATTACTGCAATTAACCAATTGTCAGCACAAATCCACAAGTCAACACTTCGTGGTGGAGCTAACTGGATTGTTGTATCAAGTGAGGTTTCTGCTATCTTTGATGACTTAGAATACTTCCACGTATCTAATGCTTCACCTGAGCAAGACCAATACAACATGGGTATTGAAAGAGTTGGTACTTTAGCTGGACGTTACCAAGTATACCGTGACCCTTATTTCCCACCTAACCAAGTGTTAATCGGACATAAAGGAACATCGTTACTTGATACTGGTTACATCTACGCACCGTATGTACCATTACAATTAACTCCTACAATGTACAATCCATTCAACTTCACACCGATAAAGGGTATTATGACCCGTTACGCGAAAAAAATGGTGAATAACCGCTTCTACGGAAGAATTACCGTTGATGGTGTTCGTACATTTGATTTAAGAGAATTGAGATAATCAAAATCTTAAATAAAATCCTAAAAAGGTCAGAGAAATCTGACCTTTTTTTTTATTTATATTGACACAATTGATATTATGGTTATATTTATAATATATGAAAAAAATTATTTTAGACCAAAATACAATTAATGAAATAATTAGAATGTATAATGAAGAAATGTTAGGTTCTCCTACCATATCTAAAAAAATAGGAATTCACAAAACAGTAATAATTAGAATTTTAAAAGAAAATGGTGTTAATGTAGGTAAATCAGGAAGAAAATTTACAGGTGGTAAATCTGAGACTAATAAAAGATACTATAAAAAAAATAGAGAAAAAATTTTAGAGTATTTTTCAGATTGGCAAAAAGAAAACAGAGAACATTTAAATACTTACCACCAAAAATGGAGGGAAAAAAATATAGATAAACATAGGGATTATAAACGTAAATATGAAAAACACCGTAAGGATACTGACCCCCTCTATAAACTAATCTCTAATTTCAGAACTGCCATTTATCAAGTATTAAAAGAAAGTAACGTAGAAAAAAACGGTCATTATTTTGACATTTTAAAGTACTCTCCTGAAGAATTAATATCTCACTTAGAAAACCAATTTAAAGACGGTATGACGTGGGATAATTACGGGGAATGGCATGTTGACCACATAAAAGCTATTTCATTATATAACATAAAAGAAATCGGTGATGAAGAGTTTATGAAGTGTTGGAGTCTATCTAACCTTCAACCAATGTGGGGAGAAGAAAATATTAGAAAATCAAATAAAGTGTTATAAATAAAAAAACCCACTCTTTTGAAGTGGGTTTCTAACATTTTAAATTAAATTAACCTCTTATACAAGCCTCGAATTGTTTTAAACACATATTTTCAGAACCTTTTTCCATACAAGATTTGTATTTACTTGTACATTCTTTACTTTTAAATTCTCTTCTCATTCTGCCTTTTTCTCTGTATTTGTCTCTTATAGGGTTTATTGATTCCCAATCTGTTTTATCAAAATCCGTCATAAATTTTTCAGAGTCATCGTCATAATCTTCCCAACTTTTTTTATAGGTCGGCATTTTTTTAATTGCGTCATTATATTCTTTTTCAATAGACGAATATTCTGTTTCATCTTCATCAGACCATTCCTGTTCTTTAATAATTCTTTTAACAAGTTTCATTAAATCTGATTCTGTTAATCTTATAACTTTTTTCATAATATTTTTTTTTAATTTTATTTACATATAAATATCTCAATTTTTAAAAAAATTAATTTATTCCAATAACTGAAATTGAACTATTTGTACCGTATATTTTAATACCGGGACTAACTGACATTTTATAAAGAGAAGTTAAATCTGAATTTAATTTTTTTTATGTTTTGAGATATTTATTTAGAAAGTTAACATGAAAAATTCTTTAAACGAGGAATTAAATAGAATAAATTTTTTATTTGACTATCAAAAAGGTCGAGTTGTTTCTGAGCAGTTAATTCAAAAAACTAAACAAAAGATTGGTGATACTAAAACCGCATCAACTGAAGAAATAACTCCTGAGAGTGTTAGTGAATCAAAACAATGGTTGATTTCAAACAATTATGATTCATTATTTACTGAATTTGATAGAAAAAATAAAAAAGGTAGAGGTAATAGTATTTTACGAACATGGAAAAAAAACGCTGACCAAGGAATTTCTTCAAAAGAGGAATTAACACCTGAACAATCTGAAGGTGTTTTTATGTTAAAATTTGCTCTTGAAAGTTATGTCAACGCAAAAGAAAGCTCAAAGAAAAAAATAAAAATAATTTCAATTTCCAAAGGACAAACTACTGAAGAAGTGTCTGAAGATAAGGTAGATAAAAATCAACTACCTAAAGAATTGGCCGAAGTTAACACGTTAACAGGACCTACTGGGTTATTTCAAGATAACTCAACTGAACCAACTGCGAATCTTGATTCATCGATTGATGAAATTATTAAAGGTTTGGAAATAAAAAAACAAGAATTTATTAAAGAAAATCCCCAATTTGCCGAATTATCTGAGGTAATGTTATGGGAATGTACTGACGTTATTGTTGAAACATCTTCAAGTAGATATGCAAATACTGAGCCAGCCGAAAAGTTAAACTTTTTATCTCTTTCAAAAATGAGAGCTGAAAAAGGGTACTCTAAAATAATTCAATTATTAAATTCAAAAGGTGTTCTTTTTGGGGATACATATGAAAAAAATAAAACTTTGCCAGGGGCGATTGATTATACAGGAAAAAATGGAGATGGAAGTTCAGGACCTCCACCTCCAAATGGAAAAAGTATGGCTGATTTAAGATTTGAAGGTAAATTAAATGCTCCAAGATATGTTAAAAGTGATTCTCCTGAATATAAAAAATTATTTGATTTGTCGGTTAAAAATTACGGTAATCCTTTGGAAAATCCTAATGACTATTCAATTTACAAATACTTTAATTTCAAAGCCAATTTTCAATTAGTTATACGTAAAGAATATAGATTCCCTCAACCTGAAAAGAAAGTAGTTACTTATGGCGAATATAAAATTTTCTTTTTAACGACCAAATGGTCTTTAAAAATTAAATTCCCAAAACTTTCTTTAAAGTTAATTTCAGGTGGAATGAAAAATTCAATTATGGATGCTTGTCCAAGATTTTAACGTTAATGAAATCTAACTGAAGACCAAAAATATACCCAATTAAATGATTCTCTTCTAATTTCAAAAACAGTACCACAACCAAATTCTTTAACATCTTTTTGATATATAAGTTTTTTATGTGGTGGAGAGTCCAACCATTCACTTACAAAAATTTTAGCTAGAAATTCGTTTGTTAATCCTTTAACCGATAAAACATTAGCAAACATTAAGGTAATTTCACTAAATTTTCCTTTTTGAGTATGAACTACGGTATTGTATTTAACGCTATTTTTTGAGTTTGTTAACGCCCCCTTTTTTAATTTTATATTAAGTGTTAAAGTTTGTAATCCTGAATCGGCTCTTAACTTATTAATCTTTTCTTCAATTAAAGTTGATATAACCTCACAATCAAGTTTGTTAAGGACTGTTGAATCTAATTTAGATAATTTTTGTGATTTTACATAACAAAATGTTAATAATAAAAAAAGTGTTATAATTTGTTTCATAATACAAATATACAAAACTATTTTTAATTATAAAAATAAAAACCCCACTTTTAAACAAAGGTGGGGTTTTTTATTGCTCCTTAAAATTCGGATTTTCAATTAATACGCTAACGGAAATGTTTGAATTATAAATTTTTTCCCAATAGGTGAGAGATAACATTTTATATAAAGAAAATACGGTTTCTTTCATTTCTTTTTCATCAATTCTTCCTTCTTCATCTGAACAGTAATTATACGACCAAAGTGATAAGAAAATAATGTCATCGATTAACATGTTATCGTAACAATCAAAATTAACATGTTCTTTTAAGAAATCAAAGTCTATGTAAATATTAATGTCGGTTATAAGGTCACTAAAATGAATTCTTAATTTTAAAACATCAATATGTTTTATAAATGGGTACTTTTTTTTAAATAAAATATTAAGAGCTCTTTCTAGTTTTTTCTCATCATTCATAATCATAATTATCTGAAAACTGATAAAAAATTGTTGAAGTAGTCCAAATACGTCTTTCAAGGTTTTTTTTAATTTACAATATATATTTTCCTTTAATATTTATAATAAAAGACATTATGAAAAAATTTATAATCACAACACTTCTTGTTCTTTTATCGGTTTATTTAAAGGGACAATTTTGTTCTCAGACCACATTGGTTAATATGGGAAATATTACACCAACGGGGGTAAATCAAAGTGTTACAGGAGCTGCAAGTGCTAAAAGATATTGGACATTTACCGCAACTGCGGGGTGTACTTATACATTAAGTACATGTACAAGCATAAATAGTAATGACACTTATTTAAGACTTTATTCGGGTACAAATCCTGCAAGTGCGATTTTGGTTACGTCAAATGATGATAACGGACCTATTTGTACGGGAACTAAGGCATCGATTGTTTGGACTTGTGTTACAAGTGGACCTTATTCAATTCTTGTAACAAATTATTCATGTGCCAATTTAAGTGCATCAACCAATTTGGTTTTTCGTGTTGTTTGTGGAGCACCTGCGTTTAATCCTTGTACGGGAACTTATCCAACAATAACGTGTGGAGTAAATGTCAATTGGACTATTTTATCGGGTAATGGGGGTTACAATCCACCATCAACCACTTGTGGTTTTTCAACACCAGGTCAAGAAAAAATATATGTTTTTACCCCAACTGTTACGGGGACTTATACCATAAATCAAACTGCTAGTTTTAATTATATTGATTATTTCTTTAAACCCGTGTCAGGAGGTTGTAGTGGAACAGGATGGACTTGTATTGATGATTTAACGGGGGCGTCGTCAAGCATTCCGTTTAGTTTGACCCAAGGCGTTCAATATTATATTATGTTAGACCCAGAGACAACTGGTGGAGGTAATGTGACGTTTAATATTGGATGTCCAAGTGCGGTCGTTGTTACACCACCAAATGATAACTGTGCAAATGCTATTAACATTTCATCTCTTCCATTCACTTCACCTGTTGTAAGTACAAATAATTCAACCTCTGACGTTCCAACCTCAACAACAAGTTGTGGTACATTTGGGGCTAATCTATGGTATAGTGTCTTGGGTAATGGAACAACTTATACCGCAACAACGTGTAACGCATCGACTAATTATGATACCGAAATTAGAGTTTATACAGGAGCTTGTGCTAGCTTAAATTCAATGACGGAGATTGTATGTAATGACGATGATGGTGTTTGTGGAACAGGTACGACAAAATCTACGGTTAATTGGTGTAGTGTTACCGGAACAACTTATTTTATCTCAGTTGGGTATTTTGTTAATACATTAACCTATGGTAATTTTGTTCTTAATGTAACATCAGGTGTTGGATGTCAAATATTACCAATTGAACTTATGTCTTTTGATGGGTATAACAACAAAGAATATAATGTAATAAATTGGGTTACGGCAACGGAAAAAAATAATGATTATTTCACACTTCAAAGAAGTTTGGATGGGTTTGATTGGGAAACTATTGAGATTAGAAAAGGTGCTGGTACAAGTCAACTTTCAATATTTTATGAATATAAAGATTATTCATACATTAAGGATTCACCAAATTATTATAGACTAGTTCAATCTGATTATGACGGAACAAAAACAAATTCTTCAATTATTGTTATAACATCAAAGAGTGAAAAGAAATGTAATGAATATCAGTACTACGATTTATTGGGTAGGGAAATAAAAATAGAAGACGTTGTTAGTGGGATATACTTGAGAAAGTGTGGTGATAGAATTGAAAAAATAATAAAAAACTAAGAGATAAAGATATTTATAAAATAAATATGAAAAATTTATTCAATATATCTCAAGTTGTTGATTCTAAATCAATGAAACCTTTCTAATTTGAAGGTTCTTCAGTTTTACCTTCTTTTTTTGAGATTGTTCTAATTGCTTTTGATATTACTTCAGCCTCACCGATACTGTAAGCTCCGTTATGATATGCCAATTTAACTGCCTGTATTAATAAATAAGTTGCAGATTCTTTGTCCATTGTTTTTAACAGAACATCTAAATGTTCTTCATTATATAATGGAACTGAGTCAAAAAGTTTTCCAAATAATTCTTCTTCTTTCATTTTTCTTTAATTTCGTAAAAATAATTAGTTTCATCACCTGAACTCCACTTTTCACCTTTTTCACAAGTAAACTCATGGGTTGAAACTTTAAAATCAGGAAACTTTGTTTCGTGACTTATCAAACTTTGGTCAAACCATTTTATTCTGTTATTAGGTTGAGCGGCAAATTGTCCATTGTCCAACCTAATGACATTATATGATTTGTGTTCGTTTGGTGTTTCAGATAATGTTGTATTAATTAAATTAGGATTTGAATTGCAAGAATCAATAGTAAACATGTACTCACCCATCTCAGTTTCTTTGTTTTTCATGTATACACCACATCTGAGACCTTTTAAAGTATCTTTTTGAAGAATAGTAATGTCGTAAGACAAACAGTCCCATATTTGAAGAAAATCAAGAGGATAATCTTTATCTTCAATTTTTAATGGTTTCCATACGTAAGCAGATATTGGTAGTTTGTCGTAAAGAGCCCCATAGTCAGTTAATAGTGATTCTATATAAAGAGCCTTTCCTTTAATTGATTTTGCACTAACCCATACACAAGGAGTTAATTCACCAAATCCTTTTTGAAAATCATATAAGTATTCTTTTCTTATATAACATTGGATTGGTGGTAAATTAATAATAAAATTGTTCATAAAATGTAAAAGGTATCGATATTTATAAATATATGAAAAAGTTTTATAAAAATCTTAATGAGGCAACGGGAGATAGTTCTTCGGGTTCATTTAGAATGCCATTACAACCAAAAGAAAAAAAATGGAGTAAGGATTCATTAGCTCCGTTTAATATTAAGATAGGTTCTGATGAAGATAAGACAAACATAGATACAAGTTCTAAAAAGGCCAGATATGCAGAAAGACCAAAAGTGGCTTTCTTTAATAAAGGAAAAGAACAAGTTTCAGAATGGATTGAAGTTACCAATGATTTATTTTTAAAAGAAGTTAGTGTTGAAAAAGAAACAAAATTAAGAAATTTAATAAAGAAGGTTTTAAGAGAATCAAATTCATCAGTTACTGCCGGTTTATATAACGGACCGATGGAGTTAGGTTTGAAAAAATGGAAAAAACAATTAAAACCATTTGATATCGAAGTTGAAAATTCACAGAATACAAAAAGTAAAAATTCTAAATTAAAAGATAATGTTTTAACTAAAGTTGGTGTTTGGGAAAAAAATCCTGACGGAAGTTACGATATCCCAACCCATGACGCAGGTGGAAAAAAACAAACAAAGATAAACGAAGATTTGGCGGTTTGGTTTGGAACTAAGAAAAAACCAAAAGGCTCAAAACAACCAAAAGGACCGTGGGTTAATATCTGTAAAAAAGTTGATGGTAAACATCCACCATGTGGGAGAAGTGAAGCTACAGATAAGGCATATCCAAAATGTAGAGCCGCGGG